AACTCGGCCCATATTTTTTCTGTGCCGTTTGAATAATCTTCAAAGTATTTTTTGAATGAAGTGAAGTTCTTTTTGTTGAACTCCTTTCCATCAACGGTCATGTAGTAGATTGAGGAAGGCATGATGTCTTGAGGGTATGCAATATATCCTTTTGTAACATCTCCGGAGACAAGAGTTGCTGTTTTTGAATGTTCAGCAAAATCCCAAAAATCAAACTCGTATCCTTGCATGGCACCGGCATTAACGAGTTCTCCAATATCCTCTTCAGTAAAGAGGTCATTATTTGCAATATCGGTCCAATCGATATTTAATTTTCTGGCTAACGCTTTTTTTGCTTCTAAGTAGGTCATTAAAAATGTTTGATTAACTAATAATAATTATAACATATTTTCTACGTCAATGTAATATATCTCCACGATTTATTTATATAAAAATATACTCGATAGGTTGCACCATTATTGTAGAACTCAATAGCGTCGAGATATGATTTTGGAGTATTTGTTGGAGCCGTAGTTATGAATCTTTTAATGTGGCGAAGAGTTTCAAGCATAGAAGCATAATCAGCAACATTACCTTGAGTATCCTCTTTAGGTTTTTGTTGTAATAGAGCTACGATTTCAGGTGGTAGAGTTGGTTCCTTTATCAATTCTACTTCGCCCTTCTTATTCTTTTGGTTGAACTCATCTTGTGTCATTTAGAGTATACCTAAGTCGTCGTATACGAAGAGCATAGGTTTTAATTCTATTGGTAATGTCGCACCTTCAATATCAATTTTGATCATGAACTTTTTAGATTTAACCTTGTTCTTTATATCGAAAAATATCTCTGGTATTTCAGTAATGTTTGTGTAGGTTTTTGTTTTTATTAACTGAAAGGAAGTGATGAAGAATGAATCAGTGGTATTTGTATCTAGGTTTGGTAAGACACTATCGAGCGTAAGCACGGCCGTGGCTGTACCATCACCGGTCTTGGAGATAACATTTCGAGAGTATCCGGCGTTCAATCCTGAAGTGAACTCAATCTCATCTCCTACTTTTGCATTATAATAAACAGTTTCATCAACAGTTATTTTATCATAATTTGTAACCATGGCCGTTTTTAATTTGGCTGTATTGAATATCTGTTTATCCATCGGACATATTTTTGCTCTAACAGAGAAAGACAAAGGAGAATCTTTCAATGAGTATGTAGGACTGATACCAAGATTTACTTTAAGTGATTCAGCATATTTAATGTTTTCACCTTTACCGACGGGATTCGTGATGAAGGTTGCAACCGTTGGTTCAACATCATAACCAAGATAACTCCATGTTTTATCAGTACCGATATTTATTTTTCCAACGCCAGTGTTCACACTATAAAATATACAGCGTGTTTTATTTGTGTATTGATCACCATCGATTCTTGGTATATAAGTTGCAAGTTTACTTGTAAGATTTATTTTATATAGTCCGGCTCGACGCTTGCCATTTAAGGAAGCACCAAGAGTACAATACAATTCGTTTTCTATTACATAGGAACTTTGAGGATATAGATTTTCAGAATAAATTGAAAGAGAAGAATCAAGGAAGGAATCAATCATTGGCGTGACACTGTATCCGTTGGTATAAAGAATCTCACGAGAAGTGATGACTAACCAACCACCATTATATTTACATACTGAAACGATTCTATCCGAGAGTTGAATCCATGGAGCAATCGAACGATCCGAGAAGTTATCCCATAAAATAAGAACGCCTTTTCTTTGGAAGTTTGAAGCGATAAGTATCCCATTAGAACCTTTATGAATTGCTAGACAGTTGAATCCTGAAGGCATTGTGAAGGCCGGAGAAGCGTCTGTTGTGATTGTATCTGTAACTGTATTGAGAGAAGTGATTTTATTACCACGTCCAAAAAGGACCGTATCTTCATACGTTTCGGTTGGAGTGAATGGACTATTATATTCTGTATTGATTGAATAATCTGTTCCCCAATCTTTCCATTGGTGAACCCAAGCGGATAAAATAACAACGGTGTAAGTTCCAGTTGTATTTCCATAAGTTCCATAGAGGGTCATATGAGTTGAATCTGTATAAGCATTCAAACGATAAAAATATCTTTCACTATTTGGTCCAAATATCATAAGATGTTTTCCAACCATTCCGGAATTGAAAGTGCCTGATGTTGCAACAATCGCACCGGAGCCATTTGTGAAAGTAACTGTGGCTGTATCATTATTTGCAGTAGGGTCCATACAACCAAGATATCTTTGACCAGAATATAAAAGACGATTCTTTTGATCAACAATCAATCCACCGATTCCGCCGGAAGAGAAGTGAGAATTATTGCGGTCAATATCGATAGCAATGAATGGAGTTCCAACACTATTATCGGATTGATAAATTACTCCACCATCTGTCATCGCATAAGTAACATTAACGATTGAGTTCAAAGAGTTTTCCGCTTGACCCTTACCATCGGCCATCATATTGATTCCGTCGATAGTTGCGTAATCTGATTGAGGATATTTTGTTGGGTTACCTGAAGAGAAAGTCACAAGACGTCTACCGGCCACCATTCCATTTGCACTACGAACAAAGCCAGAAGAACGATAGTGTTCTGATAAAGATTTCGGAACTAGATTCCCGAAGCCATCGAATTGATCAATAATTTCTGCTTTGACAGCCATTTATTTTAAGAGAGCAAGAAGCTCTTTCTTATCTGCTAAAGTTTTTTCGAGACCGTCAATCCCTGTACTCTTCTTCTTTTCCTCGATGATTTTTTTTATTTCTTCAATCTCGGATTTAAGAACTTTCTTATCCACATTGCGAGTAATCGTATCTGTGACTTCAAAGTTATTTGTATCAATTTTTTTTACGTCTTGGTCCATTATATTTTTATTAGTTACTAAAACTTATCTTGCCAGTTGTCACCTCCGACGAGAGGTTTATCTGACCAATTATTACTTCCATTATAACTCTTATCTGTAAAAGATGAAACACCAGAACTCGGATATTTCTCTTGCCAGATATCACCAATGACGACATATTGAGGAATTGAAAACAAAAGAGTAGTGACATCTCTATCGATAGTTACAAAGCGAGTTGTTGTGATTGTATAAGCCGGAACAGTGAAAGCCAAAGATAGAACTTGAGTATTGACTGTAACACCTAGGAGAAATGAGTATGACGGCACCGTAAACGTAAGCGTTTGTACTGAAGGGGAGATTGTAGCGTTTTCTGTGGCACTTGGCGTATAGAGCGGTATAGAGATGACTAGGTTTTGGACTTGAGCCGAGATAGTTTGATCAATCTTATTCGTGTAACTTGGAATTGAGAAAGTAGCAATGTTTACAGTAGGGTTTACAGTAACGAATCTTACTGTTGTAATTGTATACGAAGGGATACCAAAAGTTGCAGTGACTACATTAGGATTTACAACGACATCATTTATTTGAATTGTATATGATGGGATTGAAAAAGTGGCCACCTTTGCAGAAGGACTTACTGTAACAAAAACTGTCGCTGTCACTGTGTAAGCCGGAATACTAAAGGTTGAAGTAAGAAGATTTGGAGTTACTGAAATTGTTCTCGTTGCTGTAATTATGTATGCCGGTATTGAGAATGTCGCTGTCTTTACTGATGGTGAGATTGTAGGATTTTGGATTGCAGTAATTGAGTAAGAAGGGATTGAAAAAGTTGCAGTTTTAACGGCCGGAGATACTGTTATATTAACAGCTCCGGTTGTCATAGTTAGATTTCCACTTACAATAAACTTTGCAATACTTTGCCCTGAAACAGTAGTTGTATCAAGAGTATTTCCTGTACCTGTAATTGTTGGAGTTCCATAATCTGAAGTAAGCCAACGAACAATAACTATTCCTGAACCTCCTCGTCCACCATTAAAATAAGTTCCCCCCGGATATTCAGAACCTCCACCTCCACCTCCACCAGTATTTGCTGTTCCACTACTTCCGGCTGAATGGAAATTAGAATTACCTCCCCCTCCCAATCCACCAGAAGCAGAAGCACCGGAAACTTTAGCAGTTCCCCCACCCCCACCTCCACCGTAATAAGTAGCTGTTCCTGTTATAGAATTAGAAACTCCATTACCTCCGGCTCCAGCATTATTACCTGAAGCATTTCCCCCTACGGCTCCGGATCCTCCTCCTCCACCTCCGGCGGAGTTATAATTTGCGTCTTGTTGGCCATTTCCTCCACTATTACCTTGACCAGAAGTTCCACTAGCACCAGTATTAAACCCCGGGCCACCAGAACCACCAGAACCAGAACCTCCAGTTGAAGGGGTTTCATTTACGTTACCCTTACCTCCGCCAATTGCTGTCATTGTATCGAAAGATGAATTGCCTCCGTTAGTTTGTCCGCCGTCAGCACTACTATTCCCTCCGGCTCCAACAGTTATAGAATATGTTCCAATAGCAAGAGTGTGCGAAGCTTCATATAGAACTCCACCTCCACCACCTCCACCGGAGTAAGCGATATCACAACCTCCACCACCACCTACAACCAAAGCTTGTACTGTTGCCATTTATTTTTCTATTTCTTCTTTTACTTCTGATATAGCGACCTCCAATAGTTCCGCAAAATCTTTAAGTTGAGTTTTAATATCAGTTCGTAAATCAAACTTCAAAGTAACATCTCCTTTTGTATAAGAGAAGTTTTTGTATGTCGTGCTGTTATTTTGAACAGTTGTTTTTTTTATTTTATTAAATAAATTATTCATTCATCACCGCTTCCGTGTCGAGACAGAAGCGGAGGGAAAGAACAATTAAGCAAGGTTTAGGATTCCTGAAGCGTTCCATGCGATTGTGAAAGTACCGGCGGTTGATACTTTATCAGCCGTGAAGTCCAAGTAACAAATCAGTTCATCAGCACTTGAAGCACCACCACGAGATTTGTACAATACAGCTCCTCGAGCAGTAATTGTTGAAGTCGTCCATGCGACATCGTTAGCGTCGAATACTCCGTTCGTCGATACGTTTGTAACTGTCGCACTTGCGAGAGTTGCACCACCGGCAGTGTATCCGGTTCCTGTTACCTCGTTTGTGATATCAGAACGCTTCGCATGAGTAGCGGAAGCAGTATACGCAGAAGTCACAAGCATTACTTTGATTGTGTCTGTATCAAGGTCGATAGCACCGTTCATGATATCTTTTTTGAAACTTGTATAAATTATGTCAGCCATTGAAAATTAAATTATTATTGATAAAAACTACGACCCCGAGATTAAGCTTCGAGAAGTTTAATTTCGGCTTTAGCGTTCTTGGTTCGAGAAGCAAAATCCTCAATTTTTGTATTGAGATATATGATTCGCTCCTTCTTCCAAGCTTTTGAACGAACAATCTCGCCTTTCTCATTACGAACGATTCCTCGAAGAGCTTCGATTTCAGCTCTGTTTGGTTGTTCTGGCGTTGCCACTATATCTTTTTTAGCCATTGTGTTTGATTGAAGATTAAGCTTTTAATAATTACGACCTTATCCCTACTCCCCTCAAAGAGAGGAGCAGAGGAAGGTTATACCTTTGCGAAAAAGTAAGCACCTGCTTTACGTCTTTCATCAATAACTTTAGCACCGTAACAGTTCAAACCTTTGAAGTTGTTACCGAAGCCACCAATGAAAGGTTCCATACCTGATTCAGTGAAGGCCATTGCCATAGTAATGAATGACTTGTGTCCTGCTAGACACTTGTAACCAGTAGTATTATTACCGGCAGTTTGCTCGTTAGAGTAAACTTTGAACCCACCAACGTATCCAACAATTCCTTTAAGGATTACGTTTTCATATGCTGTATCGACAGCAGTTTGAAGTTGAGTTGATTTCAACAGTAAGTTTGCGATAACCGCAGGGAATGAAGCCCAACGATCCTCGGCAGGGATTTCAGCAGTATCAAGTTTTGTCTTCATATCTATGATGTAATCAAAGATAGTGGACTTTGTTACTGTGATTGCAGTTACAGCTTCGATTATGTAACTTGCACCTGCTCCGATAGCACCACCTGTATAGGCACTTGCTACATCGTCCTTGTCATCTTCGATAACTATCGCAGTTGTTGAAGAGAAAGTTTTAACACGATACCAAGATGTGTGACCTGTTGCTTTGAAGCCAAGACCAACCATTCCACTTGTGAAAGTTGTTCCTGAACCTGTAACAGCTCCAGTTGTAACATCAACGGTAACAGTACCAGTTACATAGTCGGTACCAATACGATTTCCTGCTCCGACTTTAGCTGTTAAGCCAAGGACGAAATTATCGACAGTACGAGCAAGTGTTTTACCTGCTGTATCGATAAGAGTTGATTCAGGATTCTCAACATAACTAGCGAACTTAGCGAAAGATTCAATTTGAAAGTAATAAGCTTTCTTTTGATTTACGATAAGCTGTGCTTCGCTTTCTTGAGGTTTATCAACGGTCATTGCAACCCCTGTATAATCCTTAAGTGCTAAAGCTCCAAAGGTAAGAACATTTAATCTATCTGCTCCACCACCTTTGATTTCTCCTTCATAATCCTGATTCGTGATATCAGGTGAGATTGCTCTCTGAAAGAAGATTTTGAGAGTGTTCTTAGCGAACTTCTCTCCCACGTTTGTGCCGTAATCAGCCATTCAATTTGTGTGTTTAATGAAAGCTACTTAATAAAGTTATTTTATCTTACCTGTGCGAATCATTTCATTATATTTCCTTGGATCAGTTGTCCTTAATTTCTTAAGGTCGTCTTCGTCCATTGGAGCGTTCGCAGGTTTGACGGGTGGCATATTTCCGCTTGGAGTTCCCGTCTCTAAAGACGGAGGGATTTCTTCAACCGATTTTTCCACGATTGGGTCTACATTAACAATCGGAGTTGTCTCGAATAAGAAAGCATTTAATAGGACTTCCATTGTCGCACCTTTATTATTTGGCTTAGAAGCGAACTCAATGAACTCATCTTCTTTACCATTTAATCTAGGTTCGCTCTCAACGTATTTGCTTAAGGTTGAAACATTTTCAGTTTCAGAAGCAATGTTGCTGATGGTTCCTATCACATGATTTAATCTTCGTTCCGTAACAATAAGTTTTATCTCATTGTTTTTCTCTCGATCGCTTAACATATCCCATTCAGGAATAAGTGCAACCATTTCTTCATCAGTAGGGATTTCTTGTTTAGTAATATCCCCTAGTGTTTTTTTCAATTCATTGAATTGTGATTCAACAATTTGATTTCGTCTGGTAGATTCGCCGAACTTCTTTTTGTAGTCCGGTTCGTCTGGTTTCTTCTCCGGAACTGTCGGTGGAACCGGTTGAGTTGGAGGAGTAACTGGAGGTGTAACCTCCGCAGGCGTTGTTACTGGTGGCACACTTTCACCATTTGCCGGTTGTGTTGTTACTGGCGGAACATTTGGCGTTGCTTCAGGAGCAGTTTGCCGTGGGAAGGCGTCTATTGGTTTCAATATATTTCCTTCCGGTTTCAATTCTACATCACTCATTGTATTTTGGGTCCGTCCTCACTAGGAGGGTTTGGATATTAAATAACTTTATAAACTATTCTTCTCTCTTGGCATTGATTGCCTTGATGATTTCCTTTTCACTCTTCAGCTTGTTGATGTTTACTCCTTCTTCTTTGGCAATCTTTTTCAAGGTTGCTAACTTCAAAGTTGAAAGGTCATCTTCATCTTCTTTGACTTCCTTTATAAGCTTTCCGGCTTCATGAGCTTTAACCATGTCGGCGTAACGCTTTTTCTGTTCGTCATTGAAGTATCCACGGCGAGCCATAAGGAATCCCTTTTGGTCATCATTAAGCTCGTTTTGATCCATAGCTAGAATCTCATCGAATATTTCTTTTGTTTTTTCGTCCATATGTTTATTAAAAATTAACTAATAATTATTACTTCGGTTTGAAATTACCGAGTTGTTTCTCAACGTACGACCTTGCTCTATCCGGAGCAGTGAGAAAATCTCGTAACATTAAATAATTCTGCAACCTTGCCTTTATGTGACGCTCTCTACGTCCTCTAAAGATAAGATTTGCAAAACTCATTGGGGGATTATCATAACCGGCAAGCTCTCTTTCAAGGGAAGGAATCATTGCTTCGATGTATCCTTTGACTTCGAGAGGTGTAATTTGTTTTTGAGAAACCATTTCGGCCCACTTCTGAAGAGTGGTCCTTTCATCTTGGGTAAGGTTATCTTTTTTGATATTGAACTTTGCAAGTAATTCTTCTTCCATATATATATTATAACACTATTATTTCAATGCGACCATTGGTTTTTTAATTTGTCCGTTCATTGGTGAAACTATTCCACCATTGTTTGCGTCCATTGCTGAAGCTTTTTCATTTAGTCCGGCTTGTTCATCGAAGTCGATAACTTCTTTTATCTCTTCTTCTGTTAGGCCATCAATAAGGTCAAGAGCTTTCTTCTTAAGTATCTTTTTAAGTGGGGTATTTTCAGGGAACATTCCAGAGACGGCTTGAATCTTTTGAACCTCTTCGATATTCTTCTGGTTACGTTCTGCGGTTGAGATAACTTTACAAACATATCCGGCTTCATCTTTCCAATCAGCAGGACCGACAGTTTCTTTGAAGTAATTTCCCTTTGAAGATTTCTTGTATAGGTCCACAGCTTTAATCCACTTCTCATTTGCGATAACGAACTTGTACCACTTTTCACCGAATTGTCTTCGAGCAGGACGGTAGAACTTGGCAATGGAATTGATTCTATCATTTGAAGCTTGAAGCATAAGTTTAACTTGGCCAAGAGTAACGTCGCCAGTTTCTTGAACTCCTTTTTCAGTAGCAGTTGAAGCAGTTGCTTTTTCTACCATTCCAATTACGAAGTTCATTTCATCGAGAGATTCTGAAAGGTCCGGAATGACAACACTCTTTGTCGTCTTGTTTGGATCACCGGCTGTTGGATACCAACCGAAAGGTACAGCTTCGTAAGTTTGAGGAATCCATTTCTCATCGATGGTGGCGTCATAGTAAGTCATTCCGTAGTTTCGAAGAGTACGATTCACAATCAGTTGAGAATACCAAGAGTTTAATACTTTGTTTGGAGTACGAACAATATCTCCTACTCCATCAGAATACAAGTCAGTTTTTTCTACATCATCAGCCCAAGAAACGAAAGGATAGAAGTTGATAGCAAAAAGGTCCTCTAGTGGTTTCATTAGAAGGACTTCATTGTCGGCAGTAACACGAACCCAAATGACAAGTTTCTTTCTTTCTTCACTCCATAACTTGATATAGTGTTCTGTAAGTTTTAAGAATGCTTCACCAAGAGCAGGGTTTTCAATATCCCACAATCCCATATCTTGCATACGCTCATTACGAGCAACCATTTGTTTTATATTTTCTTCAGAACGAGCCAATCCCATAGCTTCAGCATACTGTTCTTTTAATCTTTTGATTGCTTCCTTATCGTACAATGGGTTTGCTTCGAGCTGTGAGATTGAACGGAAGATATTATCGTGAGCTTGGTACATTGCAGTACCGTCGATGTCTGAAGGGTCTGTATAGCGGTCACAGAGCCAATCATACGGTTCAAGAACCTCTGATGATGGACGGCCATTCATGAGGTTTAATTTCATTGTTGATCGGCCATAGAGACCTTCTTGCTTTTTATCAACAATATCTTTTATTTCAAAGTTGTCTTCTTTAACCCACCACTTCCAGTATTCATTCAAATAGATTTCTTTTTGTTTATCGTTGGAGAGTGATTCGTAGTATAGGTCAGGGAACTCATCGGTCTTTGAAAGAATAGTTCTGATGGTCTCCTTCATAAGTGGCACGTTCGTTGATTGAGTTTGCGTCAATCGATTGATAGAAACTTTGTCACGATATAGAGAATAGTTTTCTCTCCAATCAGGGTGACGACGTTCTTGATAGGACACAGCTCCTTCGTAATATTTTTGTGTACGAATGTGAGCTATATTTTCATCGAACTTAATTTGTGTGGCCATTCATAATTTATTTGCAAACACTAACTAATAAAATGTAGATTCTTAATGTGTATATTATATCATAAAATTGAAAAAAAGTGTCAAGTATTTTATTAACTTCCCCAATACTTCGAACCTTGATTCAAAATTGCTTGAGGGTCCGGAGCTTTGAAGTGACCTTTCTTTCCTTCGCCTTGGTACTTGTCATAAAATGTCAGCATAAGAGCGTCGGCTACGTCCGGAGATTCTTCACCTCTGGCTCTCATGTCTTCTTTGGATTCCATCATCGTAAGACCAGAACCATTTTTCTTATATCGTAAACGTGTTAGTTCGGACCAATCGATAGCAGGGTCCAACGCTCCGATTCTTTTTACCCAATTTGCTAGTCCTTTTTTACCACAATAAAGTTGAGCTTTCATATTGGCGTATTCTGGAAGTTCTTCGTCCTTTTTTGTCTTCGGATTATATTTGAGAGTTGTCTCGGTTGCCTTACCGCCTTCTTTAACAGCATTCACTTTGAATCCTGATTCAGCCATACGGTCCGTAACTCCTCCACCTACTCCAACGTCATCGATAGAAACGTCATCTGCGTCGATGTGATGTTCGCCCATATATGCGATGTTTTGCCCTGCTATGGCCATCAAGTCGTTGTTATGGTCTCTCTTTAGGATAGTGGCATAATTCTCTCCCCTAAGAGCGTATACGTTGAAATTACGCCCTCCTCGTGCGACATCATTACCTAATCTCTTCTTTCCGTAGTGTTCAGCCGTTTGCCATCTTGCCATTGAAGCTTTAATATCATCTTCAGTTAAAAGATAACTCCAACCCTTCTCGTCTACTTCTTCAGCCGTTGGGAACTTACATTCATATAAAACTTTGAAGAAAGAATAAGTTCTATTTTCTTCGATGACTTCTTGTGTCATACGTCCTTCCAATAATCCTTGGTAACAATCAACACGAATCTGATGATACTTTGGGTCCAGAGATGATTTTAAGAAATGATTACGATTGAATGGGTTACCAATCTTGAAGAGGAAGTTATCTCGTGGATCGTCACCTAGCATACGCATTACGAATGAGTGGTCGTTATCATCTATCAAAGCCGATTCATCTTCAATGATATTCTTGGCACCGAATCCCATAGCTTCTTTAGCGGAACAAATAAATACTTCACCAATCAATCCATTACCTAAGTCAAAAGAGATGTGGTTTTTATTTCGATTCCTTCTGATAGCTTCAGCACTGTCGCCATGCTCCATACGAAACTTCGAAGCGGTATATTCACAATCAAAGATATGTTGATTGATATATCCCATGATTATTTTTGCTTTGTCTTTTGTACCGGCAACGATGGCCCACTTCTCCGGATACGTTGAAGCTCTAGTCAATACGGCTAGAGCAGTTGTTTGAGATTTTCCAAAACGAGTGTGTGTCTCGCAATGAACACGAGGATATAAACGCATTGAGATAGTAGCAAATATATCGCACTGTGTAGGTGTGAGTTCGATAGGTGAGCCGTCCTCGTTCTTATACATCGAGTAAACGAGTTCATATATTTGCTGTTGTTGTTCTGTGTATTTCATTATGCAATCCACTTTCCTTTTCTTTTACCTGTGTTTAATTTTCTGGCCATCTTTAACCTCTGACTTCTGTCATAGCGAAGTTTAGGTTTTCGTCCACGTTTTGAGCGATGGTCTCGGTGAGGATAACCTTGCTCTATGTTGTTGAGTGATTTACATACTCGAGCCATTAACGCCTTTTTATTATTCTTCCGATATCACCAGTAGAAGGAACAAAGACATCAACGGTATCACCAACAACAATTCGAATAAAGTTTTTGTGCATACGTCCTGATAGATAAGCTATCATTGAGTATCCATTTTTAAATTGTATCTTGAACTTAAGAGAAGGCAAAGCTTCTGCTACGGTTCCGGTTAGAGTTCTATCCATTCAAAGGTTTGTTATTTACAAGTGGAAGGAGTTCTTCGTTCTCGAACTCGTTTCCAAGTTTCTCGACCTTTGCGACATTTAACATTCTTGATATTCCAGATGAAGGAATTAAAAGCATGAAAGATTGAGCTTGTTGATTCCATCGCATGATTCCATAATCAACAGTTAGTGATCCGAACTCGTTCTTAATATCTATCTTACAAATATCACCTTCAAAGATTTTAGTTTTCTTATGGTCCACTTGGCCAGAATACCAACATAGAACGATATTGAATAATGGTTCCTTTGTATTTGATGGAAGACCATCAGGCATAAGAGAGAATCCTCGATTGATAAGGTCCTTTGAATAAAGCATTTCTTTTTTATCTAAGTCGAACGCTCTGTATTCTCTTGGGAATGAAGTTGCTTTCATTACTGAATGATTACTTTGATTGGTTTACCATCACACAAGGCCATGAAGGCATTGACTGTGACAGTTGAGTTTGTGACATCAAGCTCACCATCTTTGTTGAGGTCTGATAATGAAGCACCAAGTAATATACAGCCGAGAATATCTTTGAAGTAATTACCTATCTCAATATTGATTCCAGTTCTATTAGGAACATTCTGAAGTCGATATTTATAAACATCTGCTTTGTCATCATGAATAATAACAGCGTCATAAACTCCCTTTGGAATACAAGAAACATTATTCTTATTTTTAAGGTCAGGAAGTTCAAGAGTTTTACCAAGAAGAATATTTTCTCCATTACGAGCTTTGAATGTTCCGAGAGTTTCTTTCTTTCCTGAAGGACTACGAGTGATAGTGATACTTGGATTATTTATAATAGAAAGAATGAAGGCCCATGTCTTAGGTCCTACTACTCCGTCCTTTGTAAGATTAAATTGTGATTGAAATGCAAAGACAGCGAGTTGTGTCTTCCTTCCAAAGTCACCATCTTCAAGAAGATTACTCCCCATAATTATATTTATATATTTTTGAAGTTCTTTTACTAAGTCGTTTTTATCTCCAAGCTTAACAGTTTTGTATACCGGAGTTGGAGGAACTATTTCAGCAGGGAATAAGATTGTAACGTCACCATAGTCGGCAAGTAATTTACCGAAATCTTCCCAAGTAAGATAGAAGCGTCCTTCCTTTCCCCATAGAGGACCCCAAGAGTTCCAGAACCAAACACAGCCAAGTTCTGCTTCTATTTCGTCCATCTGTATTTCATGGCCACCTTTTAAAGTTCCAGTAACATGAACCCTACCATCTGCGTCAGGTTTATACATTCCACTATACCATTTGATACCAGTTATAAATGGATACTGTTGTCCGGCTTTCAATGCGTCTTCGAGAGTGAAGGTGTGTTGGTATCCGGATATAGCACCGGCGTTCTTCAAAGCTTTGGCCACTGATAGTCCGTATGATCCGTAATCATTAGCAGGGTATGGAGCTATACCATCGATAACTTGAGCGTCTTGGTATAACATTAAAGCTCCATCTTCATTGAGTGGATACTTGATTGGCATAGGAAGGTTTTCTTTTACCGGAGTTGTTGCAATATCTCCTATCCCTGCATTACCAGTACATGAACCAATAAGTCCTTGATTCAAAGCCGGCATTGTTCTGTTGTGCTTAACGCTTTTGATAACAATGTTAGCTGTATTGAAAGCAAACATCTTACTTCTCTCATCGTGTAATATATTTCTACCAAGTCGGAGGTCTTTTGTAGGGATTTTCTTTTTGAAAATAGTTTTATTTTGCATTTATTATTTTTATTTAATTATAATGGTTGCGGAGGTTGGAATCGAACCAACGAACTTTTGGGAATGAACCAAACGAGATACCATTTCTCTACTCCGCTATACTTTTACTCTCTTATTATATCACAAGAAGAATACAAGTTACAAGAGAAATGGTGGATTGCGTGATTACTCGGCAATACTTTTTAACTTCACTGACTTATTTTCAAAATCAATCTCGATGATTGCAAAGTTTCTAGGAACGAAAGGACCGAAGTTCTTCTCGTATGATTCCTTAACAGCGTTTATGAATGCAGGAACATGCTTAACTGTTGTCTGTTGCATTGCTGAAGTAAGGTCTATGCGATTGAATACAACGATAGTGACAGGGAGATTCATTGCTTCTTCGAGCTTCTGTTTGTTATTGTCAACCTCATTGTCAACAAGAGGTTCATCTTCCATTACTCTCACAGGAACTTCTATCTCCTTTGGCTCTTCAAGTGATCCATCGATGTATAAAGTATCGAGATTGATACGATATGGACCTTCTACGCCATAGTTTTGTTGCTCCATATAGTCCGGTGATTCTGTTGTGAACTCATATCGATTAACTCCTTCACCTTGGAAGAGTGAGATTGTTTTTATTTTATTACTTTCTACTATTACCTTTAACTCTGTGTTTTGCATTTTTTTTATTATCTATTACTTTTTTTAATTCAACGAAAGCTCTGACTACAAGCTCCATGAAGTGACCTTGAACGTAAGCATAAACTTCTTCTCCACCGGTTCCATATGTAACTCCTTTCTCTTCAAGTCCATAGTGTGTGAAGTGGTGAAGCTCATGACATATAACTCCGTAATCATTAGCGGTCCAATCCATACTTTGAATAAGAATAAAGTTCCAAGCACAATCCTTATCATCTACCTGAAGATATAGAGCTTCTGCATTATCGAACTTAATTTCTTTACCATGTTCTTTTTGAATAAACTCTTTGAAGACATCGAAGGTTCCATAAACAAGATTGAGAGAAAGCTTTAACGTCTTACTTGAGATAGTACAAACTGATAAGTCATACCCTTTTGCTTTAACCCAACCGGATATAATTGATTGTTTGTATTCCTTATCTGTTATTACTTTGTCATATGCAACATCTTTCATTACTTCTTCGGCGTCAATATCCTTTTGATATGTTCCGTCAATTCTGTTAGCTGTGGTATATCGACCTGTTTACTATCATCTTTAACAACACCGGTAATCTTTGCAATTCTATCATTCGCTGATAGAGCAAGTGGAAGGTTTTTGTTTTGGTTTGCTATCTCAACATAACGCTTCTTGATGTTATCAGTGTTGAATCCTTGATCAAGTAATATGTGATGTCTTAACTTTTGAATGTCACGGTTTGTGAGTAGTTCGTAACCTCTTGTTTTAGCGTTGATATATTCCTTTGAATACTTTCCTGTCTTCTCATTTCTTCGAAGTGATGTCTCTACATTGTAAGCAATGATATACGATAGCGTTGCGTTGTTGAATCCTTTACCATCTTCACTACCCATATACAAATAAACAAAGCGGACCATTGCAGGTTTAAGCTTTGTTGTTAGTATTGCTATCTCATCTTTAATAGTTACCTTCACTTCTTTAGGAGGTTTTGGAGTTACTATTTTTTTGGTTTCTTTTTTCTTTGACATTTATTCTTCAATTATCTCTTTATACTTTTCAAGCATTGTTACTCCACCTCTTATCTGTTCGATTGAATAGGTCTCTATTCCGAAACTATCCAAAGCGTCTTTGGCCATTCTCAAGAAGCATTCTCTTATTAAAAGCTCTGGTTGATTCATTGGTTTTCCATCGAAACTATATCCGGATAGGTTTTTGTTTTTATTATGTTTAGCCATATATTTATCTTTTAGTTATAAATGTTATCTTATCTTCTTTGATTCGTTTACTTAATATCTTTAGTAGGTTTTCTCTGTGACCTTTCATTACATCGAAGAAAGGTTTTTCTTTCTCTTCTCGGATTCTACCTTTCCAATGGAACTCTAATACTACTATCCAAAGGTCTATTCGTAAGTGGTATTTGTATTGAGCTGTGAATACATTCTTTCTAGCTGTAAATACTCCTCCGCTTCTTATGTTATCGAGAACATCATCATCTAGTTTTTGATCAACACTTTTGAATAAGAGAGGTTCCTTCTGGTAAACAATAATGGCTTCGTGATACATTCCATGATCGTTTTCTTTTACCTTCGTATATAGTTTTCTCCAAATTGTCTTCATATATTATTTAAGGAATGATATCCCTAGTTCGAGCTTGTAGCTTCCCACGGTAAGTAAGGACCGCTTACACTACAAACTCAAACTAGATTTACCATATTTTTTAATAACCGCTTTGGTCCTGTAACCTATGGACCTCTCCGCTCTTGCTTTGAACTTACTCTTCCCAAGAGTAACCCCATCTTCGTTACGAACAATGAGGAACTTCTTACCTGATTTCTTTACATGGAATAGTTCGTCTTTCATTGTTTTATTATACCACTTTTTCTATATCTTTTATATGGAATCCTTTATCGTTGGCCAGACACTCTCTTCCGCAATACTTCCTTCCTATTGCCACCTTGTATTCTGGAACACTGAAGGGAAGATGACAACCGACACAAATAATTTCTACTAACTTTCTTTTCTTATTTGCCGTATTGGATTGTGGTATTGTTATTGATGACATTTATTTATTAAAGTTGAAACAATTCTTCTCTCCGGTCTCTATCTCCGGAGAGAGTATTGTTTATTTATTTTATAGAACTTAACACTTTTTACTTCCTTTCTTCATTGGCATTTTTGTTGCTACTTTCTTAGCAACCTTTTTTGTTTTTGCTTTCATTTGAATTATACTTTTTTCTTTTTAATATCGACCCCAAGTGTGATTGGCTTTATCTTTCCGGATTCAATATCTTCAATGACTTTATCAAGAGCAGGAGTGATACAGCTTTCAAAGTGTTCTCTCTCCTTCTTTGATTCTTCTGATTCAATAAGGCGAAGCAATTTACCAATACGAGGTTCAGCTCCGAATGTAACGACGGCTGATTCATTGAGAATAGTTGTCTTCTCTTCGATACAGAATCCTTCAGCATGAGCTAAATCTCTTAATACTTTCATGTGTTCATTTCCGTATTGAGAGAACTTATTTTGAACGTCTCTCATCTTCTCAATCTTTCTTGCGAGGTTACCAAGCTTGTTGATCAAGATGGCCATTACGCAAAATAAGAATATATTCAAAATTAAAATTAAAAATTGTAACATAATTATTCTCTGATTAACTCAATCTTATAATATCGAAGCAATAACTTATTGTCATTTAACTTCGCAAGTATATCTGAAGGGAATAGCATTACGATTATTGTATTTCCATCTTTGTACTTTAACTCTTCGATAGTACCGGCAAACTCTATCTCTACGCACTGGCCCTTCATCTCGTCTCTCTCTTCTTCTATTTCAAGAATGTCTTGATCGATGTTCTTGAGCTGTTGCTTCTTGCCACCTTCAAAGAGTTGATTCTCTTCGTTTATCTCGTTCTTCTTTTTCTCTAGGTCTTCGATACGAGTATTGTAGGGGTCTTCATTAAACACGAACTTAACTTTGTACTCACGGAAGGATTGAGATAAGCGAGTTTTTAACTCAAGCTTTATTCTCCACGCCATATCGTCCTTCATTTCAATTTTCTTTAGCTCGAAGGTTGAGGTCGCTACGATGGACGAATCCAAATCAAGCAATGGTTCAACCTTGGCTTTTGTTTTTTTACTTTTTGTCTGCATATGTTTTATGTATTTTATAAGTTTTAATAAAATCGTATTTCAAACGATTCTTGTATGTCATGGCGTAACCTTTTTGAAGTTCACCATTTACTGAAGCAATCTCATCGTCCATTTGTTTGATTCGATTCTTCAATGTTGTAATTTCTTCAGCACGTTCACCATCGATCTTTTTCTTAATTTCATATAGAGCTTTAGGTGACTTATCTTCTGTTAGCATTGCAAGGTAATCTTCTTCTTTCAAGTCCGGACGGTCCTGAAGCTTCTGTAATTCCTCTTGCATGGAATGTTTTGCTTTAACTGTGAGAGCATATTTTTCTTTGAACATTTCTAGTTCAATCTCGTTTATAAATAGAGTTGCTTTGTATCCTTGTTTTAGATCAAAGAGAATCCATGTCTTACCGAATATCATTGTTGCTAAAAATTGAAATATATTTTGCATAATTTTTGTGTGTGATTAAGTGACTAATGTCTTTATTATAC